ATGCCGACAACACGAAACGCATTGGCGTCGACAGGCTGAGCAATCTGGTCGGTATGGCGCATAACGGCATCGACTCGGTACCGCAAACGGGCACCTGGTTACTCGAAAAGGGCGAGCGGGTCACCACCGCTCAAACCAGCGCCAAGCTGGATCAAACCCTGGACCAGATGTCGCAAGGCTCCGGCGGCGGCATGAACGTCCAGATCATCAACAACAGCAACAGCCAGGTGCGCACCAAGCAGGATCGTAAAGGCGAGCTGCAGGTGATCATCGACGCAGTCCGCGAGGACTTCCTGAGCGGTGTTTCTTCGGGCGATTCGTCGTACTCCCGAGCAATCGAAGGCACCTACCACGGCATGAGGAGGGGAGCATGAGTCTGATCGAGCGTGTGTATGCCTCGGGCGGTGACGTGATCATCGACACCCTGGAGCTGACGTGCCCGGCCTGGACGGAACCGGTGTTGATCTGTGGCGGCTTTGAGGATGTGGCCTGCATCGCAGAAGATGGCCGCAGCTTGTCCCTCATTGCCGCCGGCATCGACGTGTCGCTGCCGAAGAAGAGCAACAGCGCGAGCCAGACGCTCAACTTCGCCATTGACAACGTGCTGGGCGAGGCACAGCAGAAAATGGACCAGGCCAAGGCGGCAGGTGCGCCGATTACGCAAACCTACCGCCGCTATCTGGCCAGCGACCTGTCAGCACCGGCAGAGCCTCCGATCCGCATGAAGGCCTTCGGCGCCGGCATCGAGGGCACCACCGTGCAAATCACGGCGGGCTACGGCGACCTGATCAACCGGGCATTCCCCCGCGACAAGCTGACCACGCTGAATGCGCCCTGCATGAAGTACCTGTAACGGATCAAAACCATGCTCACCCAATACTTACTCGCGCCCTATGTGGACGGCGGGCGGGGCCCGGCTGCGTTCGATTGCTGGGGGCTCTGCATTGCCGTGCGTCACGAACTGTTCGGTTTGCCGCTGCTGCCCAGTCTGGGCGGTGTAGGGCGGCACAACCCCAAGGCCTGCACCAAAGCTTTCCGCATGCTCTCGGGGGTGATGGAGGTTTGCGAGCCTGAGCCCGGCGCAATCGCGGCTGTGCTGCGCGGTGACCTCTGTATCCATGTGGGTGTGGTGGTCGATATCGATGGCCGCCTGGCGGTGCTGGAAACCAACCCCAATTCCGGCCCGCGCTGGCTGTACCTGCGGCAGTTTGAAGCCACTTACCTGAAGGTCATTTATTACCGTGATCAGCGTATTCCCCAATAAGCTCGACGGTGCGGCCCTTGAGGTGCACAAAACCAACCGGCGCATGACCCTGGCTGCCTGGCTGAATACCATCGCGCCCAGCTACGAACCCCGTGAGGCGCCGCCGGTGAGCATCACCGTCAATGGCGAGCTAATCGAGGCGCACCGCTGGGCCGAGTTTGAGTTTGCGCCTGCCGATGACGTCGAAGTGCGCGTTGAGCCAAAAGGTGTGGTGGCCACCGTCGCGGCGGTGATCGCGGCCATCCTGGTAGCCGTGGTCATGTCGCGCAATATGGCGGTGATCCCCGGTACCGCGACCATGGGGCAGGGCAAGGGGCTTGATGAAGTCTCGGCCAAGGGCAATAAGGTCAAGTTGGGCGACCTGATCCGCGAGATTGCGGGCCATCAGCGTGTTTACCCCTGCTACCTGACGCCGTCCGTGCGCCGCTTTGTTGACCGCAGGGCGCAGTGGGTGGAAATGCTGCTGTATGTCGGCAAGGGCAAATACCAGATCCCGCTCAACAAGGTGAAGGTAGGCGAAACCCCACTGATCAGCCTGGGCGCTGACGCGCAATTCACCCTGTACAACCCGGGTGATGACCTGTCCGGCGAGACAGCTGCACAATGGTGGCACAGCGCGCCGGAAGTAGGCGCCAGTGCCAACGGCTCGTCCGGTTTGCAGCTGACCGTTTCCACGACACTGACCCGTTTTGTGACTGCGTCAGTACTGCAGTTCAACGGCTACAACATCTCGATTCCTACCGGCGCGGGCTCATTCCCGACCGACTGGACCAGCAGCCTGCTGATCAACGTGCTGTCGCCATACCCGTACACCGTGATTGATGGCGGTGAGGGACGGGACATCATCACCGGCGACCTGGCCATGCTTGCGCCGTACCCGGGTATGCTGATCGAGGTCAACGGAGAAAACGCGGGCAACTATGTGGTGCACTCGTACACCCCGTATTCCCCGGCCATTCCGCCAAGTGCGGGCACGGCCTCAACGCTCACCGCCAGCGCGGCGCCGTCTCGCTTTGACTTCGACGTCACGCCGCTGACATTCACCGTGCGCCTCGGCACGACGCCGTATTCGGTCGAGCTGGCCAGTGATGTGACGGACTTGGCAGGGTTGGTCGCGGCCTTCAATGCGGCAAAAGGATCGGCGCCGTTCGTTGCGAGCGCCTCATCCGGGCGCCTGAGGGTCACTGAGCTTTCGCCATTCACCGGGCTGGCCCTAGCAGCGTCAGGCGGCTCAAGCGTGCTCGGCTCAAGCCCGGCCAGCGTAAAGGGCACAGCGACAAGCAGCGGCACCCCAGAGCGCCGCGCAGAGATGACCCTCAACTACGACAGCGGCCAGCCGGTCAACGGCCTGGCAATGGGGGAGGGCCTGGCCACCATCGGCCCGCGTGGCCTGCGCTATCGAATTATTACCACCGCTGTAGGCACCCTCACGGTAGAGCGCCTGACGTCCAGCGGCGATATCGACGAGGACTGGCCCGGGTTCAGCCTGCAGGAGACGATTCACGGCCGCATCGAACTGGACTCGTCAAACCTTGAGGGCGGCTATCGCGGCTCGTTCGCCGCGTGCCCTGAAGGCGAGTTGGTCACCGAGATCGAGTGGGACGTGTTCTTCACCGGCGGGCTGATCGGCAATGGCAAAAAGGGCGACCAGTACGCTGTTTCTTCCGGTCATCAGTTTGAGTACCGGGATATGGCCACATCAGGGGCCTGGACGGTGCTGCCCAAGTCCGTTACCGGCAATTCGATGGATGCCCAAGGTTTCACCTATCGCCAGACCTTGCCCTATCCCATGCGCCCTGAGTGCCGTATCAAGCGCATGCCCAAGGTGGGCGGGGTCAACTCGGGGGAAGTGATGGATGACGTCATGTGGTACGGCCTGCGCGGCAAGATGATGGGCGCGCCGACGCGCTACAACGATATGACCGTGATTGCCGTGCGCGTGCGCAACGGTGACCGGCTCTCGGCGCAATCTGAAAGCCTGGTCAGTGTCGAGGCCACCCGGGTGCTGCCGGTACGCTCGGGCGGCGCCTGGACCGTGGAGACACCGACGCGGGATATCGTGCCGTGGTTCCTCTACATCGCCAAGTCGGCCGGCTATACCGATGCCGACCTGGATCTGCCCGAGCTCGACCGACTGCACGAGGTGTACCGCGCACGCGGCGACACCTTCGACATGACGATTGACGATGCCAGCACGGTCAAGGATGCGATGAACGATGCGCTGGCTGCCGGGTTCTCCGAACTGACCATCAATCGCGGGCTGCTGCTGCCGGTGCGAGATGAGCCGCGCACGCAGTTCGAGCACATGTACACACCGCAGAACATGACCAAAGGCCTCAAACGCCAATTGGTATTTCCATCGAGCGACGACTTTGACGGTGTTGATGTCGAGTACTTCAGCTCGATCACCTGGGCGTGGGAAACCGTCGAATGCCGCTGGCCGGGTGATCTTGGTAACAAGGTCGAGAAGGTCAAGGTGCCGGGTATATCCGATCGCACCCGCGCCTGGCGCATCGGTATGCGCCGCCGTGGGCACCAGAAGTTCCGCAACGACACCTATCGCTGGGAAACCGAACTCGACGCGCTGAACTCCGGTTACATGAGCTATGCGGCGGTTGCCGACGATGTGCCGGGGTACGGCCAGAGTTCGATTTTGCTCAGCGTTGAGGCAGTACCTGGTGGGATTGCGCTTGAAAGCACCGAACCATTTGACTGGTCCGCAGGAGGGCCGCATGTGATTGCGTTACGCAGGCAGGACGGCACGCTCTCGGGGCCGTGGCCAGCGACTCAAGTCGATGACTACCGGGTAAGCGTAAACAGCCTGGACTTCGACCCGGACACCAGTTGGGACCCGGAACCGCCGCATCTGCTGTTTGGCCCGGTCAACCGCTGGAGCTACCCCACGCTTGTCACCGTTGTGAACCCATCGAGCGGCGGCAACGTCACGGTAGAAGGCATGCCCTATGACGCCAGGGTTTATCAGTACGACAACAGCGCGCCGACATGAACCCCCAGCGGCACAAAGAGGCAGTAAATGATTGCATATCCCGAGTTTCTGCCCGAGCCGCAGCGTGACGGTTATGGCTTCCAGCCAGTAAGCCCGATGGCCCGTTCTGAACTCCAGAGCGGGCGAGCCAGGCAGCGCCGACGATTCACCTCGGTACCCACCGTGGCGTCAGTTACCTGGTTGATGGATGACACAGAGGCGCAACTGTTTGAAGGGTGGTTTGAGCACATCCTGCTGTCGGGCAGCTTATGGTTTCAGTGCCCGCTCAAAACGCCCCTGGGCATGGATGAACACCGGGCGCGATTCGTTGATATCTACGAGGGGCCGATTCTGGTCGGTGAGAGCTTTTGGCGTTTTACCGCGAAGCTGGAGTTGTTCAAACGGCCGATTCTGGATGCCGAGTGGATCATTGATGCCCCGGACTACGTTGCCATGGCTGACATCTTCGATATCGCTATGAACCAGAAGTGGTCGAAGGCTGAACCAAGCTCGTAACAGTCAGCCCTGGCCACAGCACCGCCACATTTTTTCCACCGGCAGCTCGCCGG